GAATATTTTATTTGCTGCGTCAGGTCCACCAAATAATTGATCAGATTTTTGTGGTTTGTAATGATATTGTCCTATTTGTAAATAATCTTGTGTTTTATTATATAAAGCACCCTTTGGGTATTGTAAATCTGTTTTTTTTAAATTTTCATCTACAGATCCAAATTGAAAATAATCTTTTAATTTGTCTGGGTCTAAATTAAATAAACCACCACCACCTCCTCCCGATGGTGCTACTGGAGGACCCCCAGTTGGTCCTTTTGCTGCTATTGCAGATGCAAGATTTTTTTGCATCGCATATTGAATATTTTGTGTAGTAAATGCATCATAACCAGCAAAATATACTGCTGGGCTTTTCGCATAATCATTTAAACTATTATAGTTTACACCGTCTTTGTTATACTTTACTTGACCAGTATCAACATTAATTGTATAATTCAATCCTTTTATAAGGGGGTCTTTACTATTTGCATCTACTGGTTTTCCGGCACTATATGTTAAAGGATCGCCAATAAGTTTACTAGCATTTATAATTGTTCCTTTAACATTAATTGTACTATTTCCTGATGTGAAATTTATGTTAGGATTTTGAGCCATTTACGGTGCCGATAAGTTATCTGGATAATCCCAAACTTTGGATTTGAATACTGATTGTCCTCTTTTATCTACAAATTTTTCGGTAGGAAGTAAAGAAACTTCTCTCCATTCACTTTCGGGTACTTTAAAAAAATGACTAGTTACACCAGAGAAAAGATAATTATGCAAAGTCTTTCTTGGTGCATTCACATTTCCTGATTTATTTATGTAAGAAGCAGCAATGCCTCCACGATATTGTGGATTTAGATAATGAAGATTAGAACCAAAGAATATTCCAGATTTTGCATTAATATCCATAATATAAGTAAGTGGTTGCATATCCCAGAATTTATACTTTTGGGGATATTTTGCCGAATACATAAAAAATACTAAATCGCCTGGTGAAATAAAATTTGTATCAATTTCACTAGAATCCTCATCTTGATACCTTGCCAACTCACTCATCAATCTGTCAGTATACCAGTTAGTAGACCAACGTTTTGTTCCCGCCTCTTTGAGTATTTTTTCGGCAATCATCTTTGTATTCCTAATTCTTTTTCTGTAAAAATACGAAACTCATAATTATGATCGGCGCACCACTCTTTTGCTGCCTCCCATTTTGCTTGATTGATTGCCCACATTTTGACCGAATACGCCCAAGACTTTGTTCTTCTGGTTGGATTTGTTTGTGGCTCCTTTAAGTCCTTTGCTGGTTTGACTTCTACGACCATATTTCTTGTTTTGCCATCTTTATCTTTGTATTTGAGAAAAAAGTCAGGAAAATATCTATGTGTTTTTCCGTCCAAAGGAGAGCGATAGGGAATCCAAAATTCTTCACTTTTCCAACTATTCACACTTTCAGTTAAATCGCAATATTGCATAAACTTCAACTCATAAGAAGAGCGATATACAATATTGGATACATCGCCACCATACTTTTGTGGATTACGAGGACGAAATTTTCCTTGATTATATTTACTATCTCCGTTATGGGGCATACATAGTATAAGATCGTATACGCTTATTTAGATGGCTGGTAATTCTTATCAAATATCTCCTTTATATACGTCAATTGAAGACGTAAGTAGAAAATATTTAAATAGTTTGTCTCTAACGAGCCAATTCAAAGTATCTATGTTTTTGTCTTCTGGCGGTTCTGGAAATGATACTTTGGCGAACTATTTAAGTAAATGTGGATTGACTGAAACTAAAGATAAACTTAAATACGATTTTATGTGTGCCGAAGCAGTTCTTCCTGGATCAACTTTTGATGTTGGCGAAGAATCTGGAAGTCGTCAAGGTGTTATAGAAAGATTTCCAACTCGTAGAATTTTTTCAGATTTTAATTTGACTTTTTATGTTGATGCTGAATATAAATTAATTCGTTTATTTGAAGAATGGATGAATTTTATTGACCCAATTTATGATAATGCTGGTGGATATACTGCAAGTCCTGCTGGACAAGTTAGATTTTTAGATAATAATAGTTATTATAGACTTAGATATCCAGACACTTATAAAAAAGTAATTGCTATATCAAAATTTGAAAGAGATATGATTAATTCTCCAAATAAAGTAGGTGGTGGTGGAACAAAAGACCATACAACGTTAACATATCAATTTATAGATGCTTTTCCTACAAATATTACGGCACTTCCATTATCTTATGAAGGAAGTACAATCACAAAAACTACTATAAATTTTACTTATTCTAGATATGTCGTAATGTCTCACAAAGGAGATAATACTAGCAATAGTCGCATTCAGGTTGGTTCTGGAAATGTAGCAAGAAATGCTTCCCAAGAAGCACTTCAAACAACAATTCCGGCTGGTGGTTCAACAACTAACTCCTTTGATACTCAAAAAATACAGAAAAATCTTGGATTTGGAGACTTTAATCCCAATCCTTCATCTTCTGGTGTTGCTTAATAAATAATCACAACTGAACTTAATCATTCAAAATGCCTTTACCTAAAATTGTTACGCCACAATATACTCTTGATTTGCCATCAACAGGAAAAACTATCAAATATCGCCCATTTTTAGTCAAAGAAGAAAAAATACTTATTCTTGCTCTTGAAAGTGAAGATGTGAAACAAATTACATCGGCAATCAAACAAATTTTAAAAGATTGTATTATTACGAAAGGTATTAAGGTAGAAGAACTTCCTACTTTTGATATTGAATATATCTTTCTAAATGTTCGTGGACATTCAGTTGGTGAAGCAATTGAACTGATTGTAACTTGTAGTGATGATGGAACAACCGAAGTTCCAGTTAAGATTTATATTGACGAAATTCAAGTTCAAAAAGACCCAAATCACTCTACTGATATTAATTTGGGTGATGGATTGGTATTGAGAATGAAGTATCCATCTTTGAATGAATTTATCAAGAATAACTTTGATTTTAGTTCAAATGATGTTTCTTCTATTGAAAAGTCATTTGATATTGTTTCTTCTTGTATTGATATAGTCTTTAATGCCGATGAGTCTTGGGCGGCAGCAGATTGTACTAAAAAGGAACTCAATGATTGGATTGAAACTTTGACTTCACAGCAATTCCAAGAAGTAGAAAAGTTTTTCAATACGATGCCTAAACTTGCACACACTTTCAAAGTGACTAATCCAAATACAGAAAAAGAAAGTGAAGTTACGTTGGAGGGATTGACAAGTTTTTTCGGTTGATAATGGCTCATATGGATCTTGAGTCATATTTTAAAATTAATTTCTCTTTGATGACACATTATAAATATTCTTTGACCGAGATAGAGGGAATGATTCCTTGGGAAAGGGACATCTACCTGGCATTATTAAATCAGTTTGTAGAAGAAGAAAACTTAAAGGCACAACAAAGTAATGGTTAGTTCTGTTCTTCAACCAGAAAAAATTATAGGAAAGCAAAAACCAACAAAGGAACAAGCACTTAAATTTGTTTCTGGTGGTTCTTCTCTTGGTTCCTCGGTTCTTTCTGGTGCGAAGAATAAAATTGTAAATTTTGATAGAGCAAAAGTATCGGCAAAACCAAATAATTTACAGACATTAATTAGCAATCTTTCTACAAGTGTTTTTAATACCACAAACACAATTCAAAATATTTTTGGAAATAAAGAAACAAAGGAAAAGAAAAGTTCTAAATTATTTGGCGGATTTTTTGATAAATTCAAAGAAGCACTTGCATTTATTACTTTCTTTGGAGCAAAGAAAAATTTAGATAGAGTTAAAGAAAATATAGACAATTTAAAGACTACTTTTGTAGAAACTTTTGATGTTGCAAAAGCATTAAGAAAATCCATACTTAAAATTATAGAGCAAATCTCTGGACTTTCTGGTGGCGGAGGTGGTGGAGGAATAATTGGTGCTATAATGTCTGCACTTGGTGGATTGGCTGCTGGATTGGTTCCTGGAATGGCAGGAAAACGAGCACCAAATGTTGCTGGTCCTGCGATGAAGCAAGAAGGGAATTTATTATCAAAAATACCAAAAGGACTGAAAGGTGGTGGGGGCGGAATAGGTAAATTACTTTTAGGTGGTACTGCTGCTCTTGGTGCTGGTGCTGCTGTGAGTGGTCTTTCCCAACCTGGAGGTGGAGATGTCCAACCAGGAGATACTACACCAGAAGTTCCAGGAAATGTTTTAGATAAATTCAATTCCATTTTAGATAGATTTGATAAAATACTTGATGGATTGAAAGGAAAACCCGGAAAATCTTCTGGTGCAAGTTCTAGTTCCGGTTCTAATTCAAAACCTGCTAGTCCTGGCGCCCCTCCTGGTGGTAGTCCTGCTGGTGGAGGTGGTTCTCTTGCTGGAGTTACAATAAAAGACGATAAGCAAGGTCTTTCTGAATTGGGAATATCACAGGAACAATTTAATGCGTATAAACAAGGAATTGCAGATGTAGAAGGAGCAAGATACAATCAAATGGGTGGTGCTGGAGGTAGATTTGCTGGAAGATATCAAATGGGAAGTGGGGAAATTGCATCTGCTTCTGCTGTGATGGGAATTCCAACTCCATCGCAGCAGGAATATCTATCTAATCCAGAATTACAAGAAAAAATTTATATGGGAAGAACTATATTGATGAATAGAAGAATGATGCAATTATCCCCAGAATATAAAGGTATGTCTGCAACGGAAAGATTATCAAATCTCGCGGGAGCACAACTTGGAGAGGGCAGTCTTACAGATTTTCTTAAAGGAAAATCAATATCAGATTCTGCTGGAGTAGAAATACAAAGATGGATTAATTCCGCAAAAAGAAGAATGGGCCAAGTCGCAGCAGGAAACCCCATTCCACAAACACCAACAAAACCAGGACAACAATCTCCACAAGCACCGTCAGCATCAAAATCAGGACCACAACCAATACAAGTCATTCCATTCCAACAACAATCACAAGTTCAACCAGCATCATCTGGAGGTGGTGGTAAAATATCTGCACCACCATCACCACAACAAAATGGACCAACTGCTCCATTTTATCCATCATCAAA